CAATCCAAAATCAGTAAGTGAAGAAAGTCATATCAAAGCTATCTGGTTAGCATTGAATGCTAGCTATGCACTAGAAGCTTTCAGATTCATGGTAAGTTTTGCTACGAGTCTAGCTATGGTAGAGAACAAAATCTTTATCGGTAATGGCAACATCATCAGTTTGATATTACAAGACGAATTACTACACAAAGGTTGGACAGCTTATATCATCAACCAAGTTGTCAAAGAAGATGAACGATTCGTCAAAGCGAAACAAGAATGCGAAGGTGAAGTCTATCAATTGTACATGGATGTGATACGCGAAGAAAAAGAATGGGCTGATTATCTATTCAACAAAGGACCTGTCATTGGATTAAATGCTAATGTATTGAAAGACTTTGTTGATTATACGGCAGTAAATGCATTGAAAGATATCGGTATCAAGTATCAAAGTAATAGTCCAAAGAGTACACCTATACCGTGGTTCAACAAACATAGTGACACAAGCAAAAAGCAATCTGCTCTTCAGGAAACAGAGAGTACCAATTACGTGATAGGAGTTATGTCTGACTCATTAAATTATAATGAATTGCCTAATATATGACGGCAGCTATCAAAGTGATATCTTTTCATTGCATTGAAACCACCTTCTAACCCGCAATGTGGACATATTACTTTGTATTTAGGCCCCAGTTGTTTTCCCTTCATCTTGTTGGGCAATCCTTTATTCCACGCAGCATATCCTCTCGCCTTGGGACTAGCTAATCTTGCAGACACTACATTAGATATGTGTTCGGGAGTTTTCTTCTTACCCTTTAAAGATTTGCTAGCATTTTGGCGAAATTTAATTGATCTGACTGCCCCACTGCCTCCCTCGCCACCGTCTGTTCGGTTGTGTAATATTCCGGTGTTCAGGTCTTTTCGACCATACCACTCAATGCAACGTCTTTCCAAAGCGAACGCACCAATTTCAGTTAAATTTTGTTCTAAAAATATGATTCTAGCTTTATCTATCGGGGTATGAATTCCGCCTTCTTTTGTGCGGTGAGGCTGAAATGCTCGTCTTCCTGAGCCTTTGCCAATATAATAAGGGGTGCCATCTTTTCTTAAATAGGCATAAACATAATAAATACACATGCTGATTGCTCCTTGTAGCGTTAGAGTAGTTGGGGATTCCCGTCCCGCGAACTACACTTATATTTAGTCCATAAATGTTTTTATTTATGGATTTTCATGTTATAATTATTAAAGGAAAAAATATGACAGCGATTGTATGGAGTAAGTACGACTGCCCTTATTGTGACCAAGCAAAAATGTTACTAAAGAATAAAGGGATAGTGTTTGAAGAAAAGAAGATTGGTGATGGTTATAGCAAAGAAGATTTATTAGAGGCAGTACCAACTGCCCGATCAGTTCCACAGATTTTCCTAGACGGAGAACTTGTGGGTGGGTTCACAGAACTCAAGAAAAAATTAACAGAAAGCGTATAATGGAAAACGGAAAAGTATTTACTTTTAAATTGAATAGCGGTGAAGAATTGATAGCTAAGATCGTTGAGATCACTAGAGATAATGTTATCATACAAGAACCAGTAAGTATCGCACCTAGTCAACAGGGCATGGGATTAGTTCCTAGCATGTTTACTGCTGATCCTAAGGGTAAATTCACACTAAATACTAACAGTATCAGCCTTTATGCAGAGACAGAAGATGCAGTAAGGATGAAATACTTAGAAGTTACTACTGGTATCAAAGTACCAGAAAAGAAAATAGTATTGGGATAATATGCCAGGATTGAGTAGATTGGGAGATACGAATATTGAGAATGGCGCAATCATGCGTGGCGCCAAGACGGTTTTTTGTAATGGTATCCCGGTCGGCTTGCATGTGAGTCAGATAACTCAACATGCGCCATGGGGTAGATCCCATGGTCCGCATGAAGCAGCAGTCACTACGCAAGGTAGTCCTACGGTTTTTGCAGAGGGTAGCCAAGTATTGAGGATAGGATCAGGAACCAATTGCGACCAACACCCTATCGTTCAGGGTAGCAAAGATGTGTTCGTGCCATGAGTAATACAGCAAAACAAAGCCCATTAGGAGTCAATTGCATTAGCGGGTTGATGCTGAATCAAGGACTGACCATAAACACTACTACGGCAGGATACGTAGGTTCTAGCACCAGCATAAGTAATTATGATTACGGTACAGTAATCTCTAGCACAGTATTAAACAAGTTAGTGATGGCTATCCGTGCAGGATGGGAATTGTATAATACTGCACAAATATCACTTGCTACATATGAGAATCTCATAAGCATAGGACGTACTACTGTCCCTGCATTAGGTAACACGATACCACCCACATATACTTACACAGGTAATCCAGGTTGGGGAGGTGCGAGTTATGCAGGAGAGATAGCTAGCTATGGATATGTGAGATTATTTCCTTGGCAAGCGTATAATGAATTCAATTTCAACAGTACATTGAGTACTGATGGTACTTATTACGATTTCATAACTAGCTTCCTAGCAGCAGCATCATACATTGATTATTCAAATAGTGGTATAATGACTATGCAGAATTCACAGTCATTCTTGCAGGATACATATAGCAATATGAATGATTTGATATCTAGTGATGTAGCAGGTGTATCACTATCAACGTTCACATTCGGACAAGATTTGATAAATTCAGGTAAGGCAGTGAATCTATCTACTATCAGCACATTCGGACTACCATCTAATCTGTTGTTTACATTGAAGAAATATAATACATTGACACCTTCACTCAATGTAGCATTGCTTGCGTCTGGGTTAGAAGCTACAGAGATAGAGCAATGTTCAACTAGTATCAATGTCACTACTGATCAACAACAGAAGATATATGCTTCCTTCTTGATAATCACAGGTGTAGATTTAGAACAGATACTAGTTGCATTGAACTGCAAGACACGTGGATTGGACACATTGGCTGATCTATTGGATGTCAAAAAACTATTCCCAAACAGTTATACAACGGTAACAGTACCGATATATAATAGCACATTAGGCTTACCTACAAATAGTAAGACATATTATACGATTTATGTGGGTGATGGTATCAATCCTGCATTGACTAGCCCAGCTATAAAAGATCAGATCGGTACTATCACTATACCGGGAGTTCCTGCTATAAGTCCTGGTACGACAACTAATGTTCAAGTACTGCCTAAAGGATTTGATAGTTACCTAGTGAACATAGTACCATCAGATATCGCAACAGCAGCCGGTGCATTCAGTATGTCTATGCAGCAGATAAAGAACATAAATAATGTTCCTATAGAAAAATTCGCACAGGTCGTGAATTCTATAGAGACTACTCAAAATCTAGATAAAATAAATGGTACTAATGTGCCTACTGATATCACACAAGCACAATCTGCCCTATCTACAGTAGCATTGGGTAGTGGACCATATAACACATACACCTATAGTAACTTCTATGGCTGCATGTCAGGTTTACCTTATCCTTGGTCACAGATACAGACTAGCATACAGCAGATACAGACTAGCACACTACTAACTATATACGACAACCTATATGCTGCAACGCAAGGTGTCAATCCAGGATTGAATACTGCTATACAAGCACAGATAGACTTAGCAAATGCTGAGATAGCTAGCATATTAGCTACTAGAACTGTTCAGGCCCAGCAATTGAACACACAATGGTCTAACACAGGAACTCAATTATTCATAGAACAACGTGCTAGAAATAATGGATTACCGTCATTACCTAGTCCTAGACAGACATTAAACTCATCTCCAAACATAGTATATAGTTTTGTAGATAGTATCGGCGGTAAGTTTGCAGAAGATACATTTCCTAATATGGCAGCACAGACTATAGAAGCCATAAGCGACTTTGGTAATGTCACTGGACAGAGCATAGTAGGATTGATGAGACAAACTAGAAATACAACTAGATTGAATACTGCTGGGATAACATTAGATAATAACATAGATTCTGTTATACCACCAGAGCAGCAATGTGAATGGTTAGGTAATGGAGTAGTAGCTGATTCTGCTCCTGCATATCCTAGCAATACCACAGCATCGGGATATTTTGATGTTGCTACACATACATATGTGATAAATAATACACCAGTGAATAAAGGTTTACCTGTAGCTCCTGGTAGTTTAGCTGGATCACCATATCAAAACTTGATTCCATGTGAGTTGACGCCCGTCATAGCATCAAGTTCGTTACCCACTTCACAATACTCAGTGGCAGAAGCCATAAACAATGTAGTATTGTGTAACTGCACTTGCTGGGTATAGTAACCAAAACATTTGGTTATTAATCAAACCTGTAGTATACTACAGGAAAGGAAAATTATGTTTTTATCATTAAAAAATAAGATAGTGTTACTGTCCATGATGTTTTTATCAATCATGGTCGTTCCTTTGCCGACACAATCACTATACAATTTGCCCGAAATTACTACTAGTGCATTAAAGAAAATTGATTTAAAGCAGGTCGCATGTATGGCAAGAAATATCTATTATGAAGCTGGTGCAGAAGTAATGCTAGGACAAGCCGCCGTGGCTAGGGTAGTATTGAACCGTGTCAATCATGGATTCGCTGAGACTCCATGTAAAGTCATATATCAAAAGACCACTATCAATTCAAATATAGTATGTCAGTTCAGCTGGGTTTGTGAAGGTAAAGGAGAACCAAACACATCAAGCGCAAGATACAAGCAGGCAGAGATGGTCGCGTATCAAGCAATGATGGGCATGTACAAAGATGTTGTCCCAAAGACAACATTGTTCTTCCACTCTATCAATGTTGATCCATCATGGCCATACAAGCAAGTGGCTAAGATAGGTAATCATATTTTCTACAGCAAGCAAAGAGTCAAAAAAACAAAAGTAACTGATAGTGAATAGTACGCCAGACTATAATTGGGAAAATTATCTATCATCAACCGAAGATGATATATTATCTCTAGACCAAGATAGTCTAGAGTATGACCTGCGTACAACAGATTGGGTGATAGAAAAAGTCAAGGCTGATAGAGTCTACGCCCAACATCTATACGCAGCAATGTGTAATAATGATTTTCAAAGAAATGATGTATGGCCTATATTGACTGATAAAACATGGAGTTGCAGTTGGAGATATGCAGGGGGAATCATCGCTAATATTCGCGGTGAGGGCGATTACCTAGACTGGTACTGTAGTGGTATAGTTGATGTAGACGCAGAACAGTGGGATATCTTAAGTGATGATTCAAAGAAAAAACTGCTTGATAATAAAGCACATGTGGCCGAGAGTGATGTTACCGACGAGATCCGTAAAGATTTATTCAAATTGGGTTGGTTAGTGATAAGTAATTCAGAGGAATAAAAATGATTGAAGCTGACGAAAACAAAAAATCTGACATATCTGAATTATTTGAACAATTGAAGCCAAACCTAGTGGGTACAGAGACCAGGGTAGGCACTATCGCTGTATATAAAAACGATAATGTGATCAGCTATGCACTACGATTGTTAGGTGAATATTGCCATGCTGAGATAGAGATAATGTCTAATTTCTTGAACGAGAAATCATTATACATAGATATCGGTACGAATATCGGGTATCATATCTTGGGAGTTCATAAGAATACTGGTGCTAAATGTCTAGGATTTGAACCTCATCCGAAACATTTCGCAGTCGCATCATACAATTGCCAAGATTATACTGATATCGCATTGGTCAATGCTGCTGTATCTGATACTACAGGTGATGTCATTCTGACTGATTTTGACGTAGATAAGATAACAAACTACGGTGAAGTCAAATCACCTGACGATGAAGGACAAAAAACCATAACAAGTCCATCAATCAGATTAGACGATATCAAACTAGCTGGCTGTACATTGATAAAGATCGATGTAGAAGGCAACGAGTTGAGAGTATTGAGGGGTGCCGAACAGACTATAGAAAAATTCAAACCTGTGATACTTTACGAGGCTATGGATGTAGAAGTCTGGAAAGAATGCATGTCATTTATGACGAGCAAAGGATATAAACAATACTGGGTGATAAGCAAAACCAATCCATTAGCTGAGACATTCAAGCCTAGACCAGAAGAAAGTCCATTCGGCCATTCAAGTGTTCCTAGCGTGTTATGCATCCCAGAAGGAATCATCCAACCTAAAAATCTAGTACCAGTAGTAGAGGGCGAGTATGCTAAAGAGTGTATCGACCGCTACAAGAGATATATGTTGGTATTCTAAGACTAAATACAAAAAAGGAAAATATATGGCCTATTCAACACAAGTTATTGATCATTATGAAAACCCACGCAACGTGGGAAGCTTCAGCAAAGATGATATTGATGTAGGTACAGGAATGGTTGGCGCACCCGCATGCGGTGATGTGATGAAACTACAGATCAAAGTAGACAAAGAAACAGGAGTTATAACAGATGCCAAATTTAAGACATATGGGTGTGGGTCAGCAATTGCTTCATCAAGCCTTATTACAGAATGGGTCAAGGGTAAAACATTGGAACAGGCCACAGAACTCACGAACTCAGCAATTGCAGAGCATCTTGCCCTCCCCCCAGTCAAGATCCACTGCTCGATCCTCGCTGAGGACGCCATCAAAGCCGCAGTAGAAGATT